GCGCTGGGCAACGTTGAGGCTGCACAGGCAGCCGTAAACGACGCCAATGACGTTCAGGGCCTCATCAACAGCTTCCGCAATATGCAAGCCTGAGGCCCACTCTCTTGAAGGAGTGACAAGTGGCTAACGCCTTTACCGGCACTACTGCCATGGCGAACCTCGTCCAGACCGCGTATGACCGCGCTCTTGAGTTCGCCCTTCGTAAGCAGCCTCTGTTCCGCATGGTCGCCGACAAGCGACCGGTTCAGCAGGCCATGCCTGGCAGCTCGGTCGTCTTCGAGCTGTACCAGGACCTGACCCAGGCGATCACCCCGCTCAACGAGCTGGTCGACCCGGACGCCGTCGCGGCCGGTAACCCGACCACGGTCTCCGTGACGCTCAACGAGTACGGTAACGCCATCCTGGTCAGCAACAAGCTGGACCTGTTCTCGTTCACCGACGTGACCGCCGGTCTCGTCAACCAGGTGGCGTGGAACCTGGTCGACTCTGTCGACCTCCTGGTCCAGAACGTCCTTGCTGGTGGTACTCAGACGCTTCGGCGTGACGGTACCACCGGTGCGCTCGGCTACGGCTTTGGCTCTACGCCGACCAACCCGGTCGCACTGACCTCGATCGGTACGTCTGGTTCTGCCGGTAACTCCACCCTGTCCTCGGACATGGCTCGGTTTGCCGTCACCCAGCTCCGGACGAACGCGGTCCACCCGAACAAGGACAGCTACTACACCGCCTACGTTCACCCGCAGGTCGCTTACGACCTGCGCCGTGAGACTGGTGCGGCTGCGTGGCGTGACCCGCACAACTACTCGGCGGCCGGTAACATCTGGGCTGGCGAGATCGGCGAGTACGAGGGCGCCTGCTACATCGAGACTCCTCGTGCGCAGAACGTCCAGTCGGGTGCCGGTGCTGGTGGTTCCCAGGTCCGCGTGTACAACACGTACTACACGGGTCAGCAGGCTCTCGCCGAGGCGGTTGCCGAAGAGTTCCACACGGTGCGCGGTCCGGTCGTCGACAAGCTCACCCGCTTCCAGCCGCTCGGCTGGTACGGTGTCGCTGGTTGGACGCTGTACCGCCCCGAGGCCCTGATCGTGGCTCAGACTTCTTCGTCTGCCCGCCCGACCACCTGATGAACTGAGGGGCCCTTCGGGGCCCCTCTCTCCTTGGAGGTTCAATGTCTGGTCTTGACAACACCTCGGAGACGGTGCGTCTGGTCACGGCTGCCACTACGGCTACCGACAACGACTACTTCATCGGTGTTTCGCCTGGTGCGAACCCGACGAACATCGCTCTCCCTGCCCCTGCGTCGACCATTCCTGGTCGCACGTACATCATCCGCCGGGATGCCACGGCTACGAACGTCGTGAACGCCACGGGTAACATCAACGGAACTGCCTCGAACACGGTGGCCATCGGTTCGGCCGGTGCCATCGGCACCGCGTCCTTCCGGAACACCGGTACGACGTGGCTCTCTAGTTCTTAAGGAGGATAGATGTCCGGTTTCGACGACACTTCATTCACTGTCCGCACGGTCTCTGGTACGACTGACACGCTGACGGCGACTGACTACGTTGTGATCTACACCAACTCTGCGACCAAGACGGTCAACCTGCCTGCCGTTGCCACGACCCAGCCGGGTCGTGTCTATCAGATCATCTGCCAGAACACTGGCGTTCTGACGATCGACGGTGCTGGTTCGGAGACCATCAACGGTTCGACCACGTTCGCGATGACCGCCGGTACGGTTGGTGGTGTCACCGGTCGGTGCACTGTCATCTCCGACGGCACGCAGTGGTTCACGCTGAACTCGCAGTGACATAAGGAGGGAGCCTCAGTGGCTCACTGGATCTTCACTACGCCAACGGTCGCTGAGGCTCCCTTCGCGTGGAACCCGCTCATGGAGCGGTTCCGCATCAACAGGGCGATCTCGATCGTGGAGACCGCCCCATGCGTCTATGCCCAAGTCAGGTACGACGCGTACACCAACGAGATCGGGGCAGTCAATCTACCGCCTAACCCGAACGAGCAGGACACCAACTTCTGGCCAGCCCCAAGGGCTGGACTCCACTACTTCCGTGGTGGATACGAGCACATCGTCGACGACGCAGTACGGACTTGTATCATCAATTCCGGAGTTGCTGACGCATCGAACTTTACTCCCGCGCCTTCCTTCGGATTCGGTGCTGGTGGATTCGGAGAGGGAGGCTTTGGGCTGTGACCTACACACCTATCCCGGCGGGGACGCAGGACTGGGATGTGCCGCTTAACGCGGCACTCACCGATCAGGATGCTCGCATCACTGCTAACGCATCGGACATCGACACCAACCTAGACAACCTGGTGTTTAACGTCAAGAACCATGGCGCCGTCGGGGACGGCGTCACCAACGATCAGCCTGCCATCCAGGCGCTGATCAACTCGCTTGAAGGCAGTACCAGTCACGGGACGATCTACTTCCCTCGTGGCACGTACAAGCTGAACTCCGCACTGTTCCCCACCAGGGCGCTGCGGTACACCGGCGACCAGGGCGCTACCCTGCTGACCACGGCCAGCGACATATTCAACTTCAACAACCAGTACATGCACCCCGGCTACAACGGTCAGGTCGGCGTCGTCGAGATCGACCACCTGACGCTGGACGCCACCGGCGGTCACGTCTTTACCAACGCCAACATCAACCAGGGCAGCTTCCACGACCTGAACCTGATCCAGCGATCCAGCAACAAGAGCATCTGGAACTCCTCGGGTACGCTCCTGGTCATCGACTTCCGGGACATCATCTCCACGGTGTACGGCGCTACCCGTTCCGTCCCCGCCTGGTCTGTCAGCGGCAACAACAACGCTGACGTAGCCAACCTGACCTGGCGTTCCTGCCTGTTCCAGAACCCGGACTTCGATGCTACTCAGTACCAGGTTCTCCTTCAGGCCACGCAGGGTGGTACCGGTATCTGGTACCACGAACAGTGCGCGTTCATCGACTGCTACTTCGAGAACCCTTACGGTGGTGCGATCAAGTGCCTGTCCGGTGAGGGAACCCTGTTCCAGAACTGCCGGACGTACGACACGTTCACGAACACCGTGGGCAACTCCCTGTTCTATCTGGGTCAGGCTGTCAACTCGACGTGGCCTACCACGAACACCTCGTTCATCGGGTGCGGTCGGGACCTCCAGGGCCCGAACGGTACGACCACCTGGGACATCCAGCTGGAAGCGGCCACCCTCCAGACTACGATCATGAACTACTCGGTCCGGGACATTCCTCCGGGCGTGTTCAACGGCCAGGGGTTCTTCAACCTGGGCGGCGCCTCTAGCGTCACGCTGATCAACAACCGGCACCAGGCCCTGAGTAACGCGACCAACCTGAACGGTGTGTCCGTTCAGCCTGACCAGATCAACTTCGGTTCATCGACGTCGGGATCCCAGGTCGCGGTGAAGACCGCGTCCATCACTGATGGTGTGTTCAGCTCCAGGGTGACCAGCGATACGATTAACCGTTACACCGTGATGGGCGACGGCAAGCTTACTTGGGGCAACGGCTCTGGTGCTGCTGACACCAACCTGTATCGGAACTCCACTTCGCTGCTGAAGACCGACAGTGCGATGGGCGTCACCGGTCAGCTGTTCGCTGACGGTGGTGTGGCCAGCCCGAACAGCAAGCAGATCAACGTAGGCTCCTCGATCTCGGCCGCCTCATTCGCTGTCCTGAGGAACGCCGCTACCGGACTGGCTTACGCGGCCCAGGTCAACGGTGACACTCAGGACCGACTGGTGGTCAACGGGAACGGCGACCTGCTCTGGGGGCCTGGTAACGCTACCGGGGACTTCATGCTGGCTCGAACGCCAGCAGCCAACACCGGCAAGGTCACTCAGATCGGTCGGCTGTACGACCTTCAGGGCGGCGCTGGACCTAGCGTTCAGGGCTTCACTGCATGGTCGTATGACACGGAGACGGCTACCGCCTCGGGCGCCGCTGCCAACGTGTCGGGAACCGTCTACCTACACAAGATCTTCCTCCCGGCGAACGCGCTCATCACCAACATCCACATCGGTGTGCAGACGCTTGGTGCTACGCTCACGGCGGGGCAGAACCTGCTAGGGATCTACGATTCCACCGGCACCCGCAAGGGTCAGACTGCCGACCAGTCTGCGGTTTGGACTTCCACTGGATTCAAGACGGCCGCCCTGACGGCGTCCTACACCACCACGGCGGCAGGGTTCCACTACATAGCCGTCCTGGCTGTGGGTACCACGCCCCCGGCATTCAACCAGGTGGGCACTGCGCCCTCGGCGCTCTTCAACGGCAATACTTCCGGGGCAACCCTGAGGCACGCCACCAACGGCACCGGCCAGACTTCCTTGGCCGCGTCACTCACCCTGTCCAGCAACACGTCCAGTGCGTTCAACGTCTGGTGCGCAGTTTCCTAAGGAGATCTCATGTCTGACCTGTACAAGAACCCGGAGACAGAGCCTCAGGATGAAATGCTCGTCTCCCGCAATGAGGACATGGTGGACTGGGGTGGCTCCCACATGGAGCCCGCTGGTCCTGCCGGTACGTCCACGATCACCAACGCCAACGAGAAGGGCATCCTTGAGACCGCCCTGTTCCGGGTGATGGCCATGCACCAGAAGGCGGAGCTGGGCTCGAACCACGACGCTCACGCCCAGGGTATCTATGCCGACACCGAAGGCAAGTACCGGGACTGATGAGCAAGCGAAGCATGCTCAGCGCCCGCGACACCGCAAGCGGTGATCGCTGATGGCCAACGGACCCGCTTGGACAGCAGGTCTTCCGACGCCCATGGGGGGCGGGATGAAGAGGATTCCCAAGCCCCAGGGCAACTCCTATCAGGCGTCGGCATCGACCTCTAGTAACGCGATCAAGGCTCAGACCTCGGTCTTGGGTCACAACACTTTCCGCTCTGATGTGTACAAAGTAAGCGAAGGATACGTAGCCTGATGCCCCCTGCTCAGAAGAAGGAGGCAGCCCCCGAGGGGCTGCTGAAGGTTGGCCAGCTCATCAACCTCGATCGAGGTGGCCGGACTCTCCAGAACCTGGAGATCCTCGGATGGGATGACAAGTTCCTCAAGCTCCGCTGGGATGTCCACGTCTCCCCCCAGACCGAGATCGTTCTGGTCCCATGGACGGACGCCGTGATCGGACTGGTCGGTGAACGATGAGCCGAGGTGTCCGAAGTGCGGCGGCACGTTCGAGACGTGCACCTGCCGGGGCTAACTGTAGCTCCACCTGTCCCACCAAGGACCACGCGTCCTTCGGCGAATGCATGCGAGGCAAGGGCATCCACCTTTCCCCCGCCGTGAACGACGGCTACGGCACACGCCAGAAGGCGTGGGACCGGGAGCTGGACAACTATGAGTCAGCTACCCGGCAAGGCCTTGAGCCTGCCGGAACTAAGCAGCATCTCATCGACGCTGCCGTGAAGGAGGCCGAGAATGGCTGAGCAAGTCGTAAGGATCGAGTCCAGTCCGTCCAACCCTGTCTTCACTCAGCCGCCTACGGCCATCACTGGCCTGGTGTACACCACGCTGATCGAGGATGCTACGGGCGTGGTCGCCGCGAACAACTTCCTGTCCATCTTCAATCCGCTGGGCAGCGGCAAGAACCTGGTGTTCGCCCAGTTCGTGTGCTTCCCGTACGCAACAGCGGCCACCGCACCGACGGTCAACATGGACGTCTTCAGGGTCAGCGCCGCAAGCGCTGGCACTCAGCTGGCTGCTGCGAACATCAGCAAGTTCGACACGACCCAGGTGAACTCCATCGCTGAAGTCCGGACTGGTAACCCTACCGTCACCACGGTGGGAACTGTTCCGGTCATCGCTGTGCCGCCCGCCGTGACCGGCGCTGCGGCTGGTGCCAGTGCGACCATCAACATCATCCCTCCGAGTGGCTCGATCTTCGTGTGCCGTCCCGGTGAGGGCGTTGTCGCAAGGACCGCCTCGGGTGCCGTGGGCCAGAAGTGGACCCTGGGATTCTC